GAAGAAACCGCAGAAGCCACAAAACGAACTGAAGAAATTAATCAGTTAAAGCAAGAACTTGCCAAAAAAGACGAGGAAACTGCTAAAATCAAGGCTGAAACTGATGCGAAGCTCGCCTTAATGCAAGAACAAATGGCGACTATACTTGCGGCAGTTGGAGAGAAAAAACCCCGCAAAAAGAAAAGCGTAGAGGAAGCCTAATATGTCATCAACGATGCTCCAACTCGTGCAACAGACCACTAGCGAGTTAAACCTTGCTATTCCTACTTATGTTGCAGGCAATACCAATCAAGATGTACAACAAGTTCTAGCCTTAATGAATCGTGCTGGCTACGACTTGGTTAAGGAATATGATTGGCAAGCCTTACAGTTGGAGTATCGGTTTTACACCGATGCACAGACTTTTGTAGGTTCTACAGTTAGCGACCAAAGCTATAACATTATTGTTACTGGTGATGCTACCGCCCTAAATAGCAACTATTCCATTACAGGCACAGGAATTAACCAAGATACCTATGTATCCTCAGTAACCTTTAATGGCACTACTTCTACCATCGTAATGAGCCAATTAGCTAGTGGCACATACGCAGGCGTGACTTTTACCTTTTCGCAGACTAAGTACCCCTTACCCAATGACTTTGAAACCATTACGGATAATACGCATTGGGACAAAACAAAGCATTGGCAGATGCTTGGCCCTGAAGATGCCCAACAATGGCAATGGCTAAAGTCGGGTTATATCTCAACAGGCCCACGCATTAGGTGGCGTATTCTAGGCGATAAGTTCCAAATTTGGCCACCATATAACACACAAGAGTATTTAGGCTTTGAATACCGCTCAAAAGGTTGGGCTAGAAGTGCTGCTGGTGCAGTTAAAAACAGCTTTACTTTAGATACCGATACGACCATATTTGACGATACAGTATTGGTTCTAAGCACAAAACTTAAATATTTCCAAATCAAAGGATTTGATACTACTGCATTGCAACAAGACTATTTCCGCTATCTGAATGTCGCTAAAGCCAACGATAAAGGCTCTGCTAACCTGTCGTTTGCACCATACCCAACGAAGGTGCTTATTGGTTACGCTAACATTCCTGATACTGGCTACGGAACATAATGGCAGTCGCTCAACAAAGACGGGCAGTTACAGCTTCCTTACCATCCCCCATTGGGGGTTGGAACGCTAGGGATTCTTTGGCTGAAATGAACCCTTTAGATGCGGTTCAGATGGTCAATTTCTTTCCTACGCCTACGGATGTGACGCTTAGAAAAGGCTATTCAAAGTATTCAATAGGCATTACTGGGGCGGTTTTATCCCTAATGAATTACAGTAGCCCAACAGGTAGCAAGCTGTTCGCATCTACTTCTACAATTATTTACGATGCAAGCACCTCTACGGCTACCCAAAGCCTGACAGGTAACACCGATGGCAAATGGATTCATTCCATGATTACGACTGCTGGTGGCTCGTTTATGCCTGCTGTCAACGGGGTTGACCCGATGGTCGTTTATGATGGTACAAGATGGTCAAGAAGTGCCACAACAAATACCGCACAGACTATTTCAAGCATTACTAGGGGTGGAACAGGCAATTTAACTGCTACCCTAACGACTGCAAGTGCCCATAACCTCGTTACAGGTAACACCATAACAGTCGCAGGGGCGACTCCTACCCAATTTAACGGAACTTATCGCATTACTGTAACGGGTGCATCGACCCTCACCTATACGATGGCGACTGCCCCAAGCGGTAATGCGACCATAGTTGGCACTTATACAATTAATTACTACATTACAGGGCTAAATTCTACTAATTTTGCCTATGTAAACCTGTTTAAAGAGCGTCTTTACTTTGTACAAAAGAATAGTTTGAGCTTTTGGTACTTGCCTGTTGACAGTATTAACGGGGCAGTAAGCGAATTCCCTCTTGGTGGCATCTTTAAAAAGGGTGGCTACCTACAAGCGATGGGAACTTGGACTATTGACGCTGGTTACGGAGTCGATGACCTAGCCGTATTCGTTACAAGTAACGGAGAAGTCGCTGTTTACAAGGGTTCTGACCCATCCGACCCGAATGATTGGGCTTTGGTGGGTATTTGGGCAATCGGACAGACTTTTGCCCGTAAATGCGTATTCAAATACGGTGGTGACATCCTACTTTTGACCGAAGATGGGCTTGTTCCCCTATCGGCAGGCTTGCAATCCACCCGTTTAGACCCCCGTGTCAACATTACCGACAAGATTTTCTACGCTATTAGCCAAGCTGCCGACTTTTATGCCCAAAACTATGGTTGGCAGATGAATTACTTTGCTAAAGTCAATATGCTGATTATTAATATCCCCGTAACAGGGGGTTCTGAGCAATATGTCATGCACAACATTACAAAGTCATGGTCTAGGTTTACCAATCTCAACGCTAATTGTTGGGAATTGCAAGGCGATGATATGTACTTTGGTGGAACTGGCTTTGTAGGCAAGTTTTACGATACTTTTGCCGATGCAGGCACGAATATTAAAGGCTTTGTACAGCAAGCCTACTCGTATTTCGAGTCTAGGGGGCAACAAAAACGCTTTACTATGGTACGCCCTATCCTACAGACCGATAACGGCTTACCGACTGTTTTATGCGGTCTAAGCACCGATTTTGATACAGTAGAACTTACTAGCCAAATATCCTTTAACCCCGCCATCTTACAAACTGGTGAATGGGACTTAGATACATGGGATAACGCCAACTGGGGCGGTGGTTTAGTAGTTACTAAGACATGGCAAGGCGTGACAGGAATAGGCTATGCAGGCTCAATTAGCCTAAATGTGGCATCGCAAGGTATAGAGTTTCATTGGGCATCAACCGACTTTGTAATGGAGAGGGGGGGAGTGTTATAATGTAATCAGTTATAGGAGATTACAAATGACACAACCAATAGATGTAGTAGGGCAAAAATTTGGTAGATACACAGTAATTGCTAAAAGCGATAAACGCTCAAAAGCAATGAAACAAATGGTTTTATGCAAATGCGATTGCGGAATAGAAAAAGAAGTTATTGTTAGCAATTTAAAAAGCGGCATTAGTAAATCGTGTGGATGCTTAAAGGCTGAGTTAGTAAGTAAAAGACGAAAAAAACATGGATTTAGCAAGACCACAATGTATTACAGATATAAACACATGATTCAGAGATGTTATTTTCCTGACAACCCTGAATATCATAATTATGGCGGTAGAGGTATAAAAGTTTGCGACAGTTGGCTAGAAAGCGTAGAAAATTACATTAATGACATGGGTTTCCCGCCTTTTAAAACTGCACAAATTGATAGAATAAACAATGATTTGGGTTATTTTAAAGATAATTGTAGATGGGCAACTCCACAAGAAAATTCTTTAAATAAAAGGCATAAGGTACTGTGAGGACTGTTACAACTGAAAATCAACGCTATTTGGGGGAATGGCTAGTCAGAATCCTCAATTTTCCCTTGCCTGAAACCACCCAATGTATTGGGCAGTTAAAAGACGGCAATTTGGTGGCGGTAGCAGGATATACCAACTTTATGCCAAAGGCTTGTGAGATTCATATTGGTAGCGTTGGTGAGAACTGGGCTAGTAAAGATTTTATATGGGCGGTATTTGATTACCCCTTTAATAAACTAGGAGTTAGCGTTATACTAGGGCAAATCTGTGCTGATAACACAGACGCCCTAAAGTTAAACCGACATTTGGGCTTTAAGGTTGTAGCTGAAATACCTGATGCCCACATGAGTGGTGATTTGGTAATTATGGCTATGAGAAAAGAGGAGTGTCGGTTTCTTAACATCCGATGCTCTTTAAACAAGGGAGAATAGTATGGGTGGTGGTGGATTTTTAGGATTAGGGCCTGCTCCGAGTGCCCCTGCTGCTCCTGATTATAGGGGTGCTGCACAAGAAACTGCTGCGGGTAATCTAGAAGCGGCTAGAGCTGCAACTGCGGCTAATCGTGTTAATCAAATTACACCCTATGGCAGATTAGAATATGCTGTAACTGGTCAAGACCCTTACGGCAATCCTACTTGGACTGCTACTCAGACTTTAAGCCCCGCCCAACAACAACTGCTTGATTATCAAAACCAAGCAAGTCTGGGATTAGGCAAACTTGCTGGTCAAGGATTGGGTTATGTTGAGAATATGCTAAAAACCCCGTTTAATACGGCTGCTT